TGCTCAATCAGCTTCATTCGGTCTTTTCGATAACGATGTTGATATGGCGTTAAACTTAGGTTTCACAGGATTCCGTAGAGGTTATGACTTCTACAAGTCTGATTGGAAATACCTAAACGACCCAACAATGCGTGGTGGTTTAAACCAAACTGCTGCAACTGCAACAGGTACTATCACAGGTTTGATGGTTCCTGCAGGTTCTACTTCAGTGTACGACCAAATTATGGGTAAGAACGCTAAGCGTCCTTTCTTACACGTAAGATACCGTGCTTCTGAAGCAGAAGATAGAAGATACAAGACTTGGATTACAGGTTCTGCCGGTGGTGCTGCCACAAGCGACTTGGATGCAATGGAGGTAAACTTCTTGTCTGAGCGTTGCGTATGTACTTTAGGTGCAAACAACTTCGTATTATTCCGTTATGGATAATAGGTGGTAAATATACCGGGAGGGTGTCTTTAAAGACACTCTCCCTTTTTTAAATCCAATTAAATTAAATACAAAATGGCAAAAGGTACAACACCTGTGGACAAAGTCTACAAGTTAAAAATAGGAAATCCGCTATCATATACGTTAGCGTCAAGAAACCACCCTCGATTCCCACTAATGTGGTTTGATGAGAAAAACAATGTAAATCGTGCATTGAGGTATTCAACAAATCAAAAGTCCCCATTTGAGGACGAACAAGATGGAAATGCAATTATAGAGCCAATTATCTTTGAAGATGGCTTTTTAAGAGTTCCAAAAAACAATCCTGTATTACAGCAATTTTTATTTTATCATCCATTAAATGGTATTATATTTGCTGAAGTAGATAAAGAAAAAGACGCTGCTGCTGAGGTAGAAGACTTAAACTTAGAAGTTGAGGCTCTAATTGAAGCTCGTCAGTTATCACTTGAACAAATTGAAACCCTAACAAGGGTTATGTTTGGAAAAGACCCATCTACCGTGTCTACTGCTGAGTTAAAGCGTGACATCTTGGTATTTGCTAAAAGAGACCCTAAAGAGTTCTTAAATATATTAAATGACCCTGAATTGAAGTTTCAAGCTAAGGTTCGTTTATTCTTTGAAAACAAGTTGTTGGTATTAAGAAATGGTGAAAAAGAGGTATGGTTTAATACCGCAACCAACAAGAAGAAGATGTTATCTGTTCCATTCGGAGAAGACCCTTATGAGATGGCAGCCCACTTCTTACAAAGCGATGAAGGTATTGACTCCTTAAAAATGTTAGAAGCGACTTTGGCATAATAGGTTTTGATTATTGATTATTGGTTAGAAGAGGGTACTTATTGTACCCTCTTTTTTTTTATGTATATTTGTAAAAAAAGAAGTAATGATAAACTCAGTAAGAAATGCAGTATTATCTATTCTGAACAAGAATAATTACGGCTATATTTCTCCTTCTGATTTCAATTTGTATGCTCAAAACTCACAGATGGAAATATTCGAGGAGTACTTTAGTAATTATAATAAAGTTATAAATGCTGAAAATGCACGTGTATCAGGTGTAGAGTATGCAGATATGGAGCAACCTATTGCAGAAGTGTTAGAATATTTTTTACGTACAGACTATCTTTCTAAGATTGCGGCTAATAGATTTTCTATGCCAAGTCCTGCGACTACAGGCTATTATACTTATATGCTTTTAGATGTAAAATGTAAGCCTGTTGTACTTAAGACAGGAACAAATACATCTGTAGTAAGCGGAAGATTAGTTGATAGTACAGCAACTTTTTTATCTAATGGTATTTCTGCAGGAGATGTTGTTACAAATTTAACTACGGGATTAGTCTCTACTGTAGTATCGGTAGTTAATAATACAAATATTTTATTGGATTCAAATATATTTTTAGCGGCAGGAAATGGATATGCTATAGTATCTTCCGCTACTGCTATAAATGCTGAAAAGGTTCTTAACTCAAGACTCACAATGTTGCTTAACTCTAACTTGACTAATCCAACTAATGAGTTTCCTATTTACGCATTACAAGGCGAAGAATTGACTTTCTACCCTGCAACGATAAGTAACAAGGGTCAGGTTCAAGCAACGTATTTTAGGTACCCTAAAGTGCCAAAGTGGACCTATATTACGCTTGCTAATGGCGAACCGGTATTTGACCAATCGCAACCTGATTATCAGGATTTTGAGCTACCTCTTGAAGACGAGTATAAGTTGGTGACTAAGATACTTGAATATTGTGGTATATCTATTCGTGAGACAGAAGTTACTCAGTTTGGTATGGTGCAAGAACAACAACAACAGCCTACATTTAGTATGCAATAATAAAATTATAAGCAATGGCATATATATCACAATATCAATATTATGAGAATGGAGGTGTAACTCCTGAGGACGCCAATTGGGGGTCGTATCAATACGTTAGTTTACAAGACATTGTAAATAATTTCTTATTAATGTATGCGGGTAACCATTCATTGGTTAATAACGAAGAACGTTATAAAGTATTGTTTCACGCTAAGCGTGCAATTCAGGAGTTGAATTATGATGCATTTAAAGAGATTAAGGTATTGGAGCTTACGGTTCCCGATAATTTAAGGTTTATTTTACCATCTGATTATGTCAATTGGGTACGTGTTTCTATGTACAAAGATGGTTGGTTAAGACCATTATCTGAGAATATCCAAACGCTTTCATCTAAGGCATACTTACAAGATAATTCAGGTCGTATTTTATTTGACCAATATGGCAATGCATTAAGTCCTCAGTATTCTGAGATTGATTATGACAGATTAAGTAAGATTAAAAAGAGTATCTACTTAAACCAAGGGAATCAATTTGATGGGCAGTATGGATGGAACTATGATGGGATGTGGTACTTTGAGGGTAACATCGGTGCTGCTTATGGCTTAAATACAGAGACAGCAAACTTTAATCCTACATTTAATATTGACAGAAAAGCAGGAGTTATTAACTTTGACTCGCCTATGTCAGGTCAGTCTTGTATTCTTGAATACGTTTCTGATGGTATGGAAGGCGGAGATAACTCTTTGATTACGGTAAATAAGTTGTTTGAGGCGTACATTTATGCAGCAATTGAGTATGAGATACTAAGTTCTAAACTTGGTGTTCAAGAGTATATCGTTGCTCGTGCACGTAAGAAGAGAAGAGCGTTGTTAAGCAATGCAAAAATAAGAATTAGCAATATTCATCCGGGCAGACTTTTGATGAACTTAAGAGGATTGGACAAGCAAATAAAATAAAATGGCAAAATTCACGAGGAACTTTACGGCAGGTAAGATGAACAAGGTTATAGACCAACGCCTATTACCTGAAGGAGAGTATATTGATGCTATGAATATTAGAATGGGTTCTACAGAGAACTCAGAGATGGGGGTTATTGAAAACACAAAAGGTAATATACCTCTTACTTCATTGGCGTATATTGACGGAACTCCCCTTAGTGCAGCAGCAAGATGTATTGGTGCAATTCAAGATAGTGCAACTGAAACCATATATTGGCTTGTTCACGACCCTAATTTTTCTGAAGGTGCTACAGGCAAACTTGACTTGATTGTTTCTTTTAATGTTTCTTCAAATATATTAACATACAACATTGTCAGTATTGACGATGGAGGCGGTGTTAATACAACACTTAATTTTAACCCGAACTATTTAGTTACAGGTATTGATATATTAAATGACTTGTTATTTTTTACTGATGATTACAATGCTCCAAGATGTATTAACATCAGAAGGAACTACCCTAATCCAATTGGTAATATAGACCAAGTTAGTGCCGAATCATTACTTGTAATTAAAAAACCACCGGTTGAGTCTCCGGGTGTGCAGCCAATTGTAACCAATGGTCAAGAAAACTTTTTAAATACAAGATTCATTTGCTTTGCTTATAGATATAAATACATTGACGGAGAGTATAGTGCTACTTCTCAATGGTCTCAGCCTGCATTTGTGCCTAATCCTTTTAGTTTTAGTATTGAGAGTTTTTTGAACGAGGGTATGACCAATTTCTGTAACTCTGCAATTGTCACATATAATTCAGGAGGTCCGCTTGTAGTTGGTATAGATTTATTATTTAAGAGCTCTGATGGCAATGTCATTAAGGTTATTGAAAAACTTGACAAGACTAATTTAGGACTTGCAAACAATACAGACTATCAATATACGTTTACCAATAGCAAGATATTTACTATTTTATCTGAATCTGAGTTATTAAGATTATACGATAACGTACCTCGTTTTGCCAAGGCTCAGACTATTATGGGTAACAGATTGATGTACGGTAACTACGTAGAAGGATATGATTTAATAGACCAATATGGTGCTCCTGTTAAATTTGAGTACACTACCAATTTAGTTTCTACTCTTATTGGAAATACAAATATTGATGACGGTCTTCAATCAGGTAATTATACAATAAATGGAAGTGTAAATATTGCAAATGCTACAGTAACATTTGACTTAGCAGGTCAGGATTTAGTGTCAGGCTCTGCAATTAACTTAGAAGTTACAATATCACATTCTCAGTTTACAGGTCAAAGCCCATTTCCTACAGAGACTACAGATAATGTTAGGTTAAACTTTGCTTTCTTTTTATCTACTAATTATACATCAGTGTATCAATTAGCTACAAGTGTGGAGTTTCAAAATGCAGTAGGTACGGCAGCTAATATTCAAACAGTAGCCAATGCTTGTAATGGAATTACTTTTACAGATGCATTTAATTGTGCAATACCAAATAACTTAGATGCGTTTATTAAAAATGGTAGCGGTATTAGTGCAGTTGCACAACCTGTTGGTATTGTAACAAGTCCGGGAAGCACTGTAATTGGACTTCAGTTTCCTGCAATGCGATACGTAAATAATTTAGTTACTC